ACTTGTATATTTTTAAGCCTACGGGAGGACCCATAGTGCATGACAATGATACAGTACAGATATATTATACATGTATATCTATATTATACATGCTGCTTTAAATATCAACTAATAACTAACTGCCGATGACTCCTTCCAGGTTCTCGACCATGAACTCGAACTCCCCGGTCCCGTGGGCGGCTCCGAGCGCCGACGTGTAGTCGAACTCGATCGTCAGGACGTGGACCTCTTTGTTGGCCGATCCGGTAATGACCTCGTTCTCGGCCTCGGAGATCCCCACCGTCATATCGGCCGCGAGTGGCGCGGTAAGAGCTCCCGGTGCCCGGATCACGGTCCCGGTATCGCGATCATGGATCTCGGACGTTGCCGCAGTTGGTATTACCTTCTCGAGGTCCTCATCGAGAAAGGAGAGGTCGACAAACGCCGTCGATCTCCTATTGAGCTTCTTCATGGTCAATCATTCTCCCATGTAGATAGTTACGGATGGCTTCCGTAGATCGAAGGTTACGGAAGGCTTCCGTAGGCTGAAGTGGACTATAGCGCGTGCAATGCTCAGGGCTACAGACGAGGCCGATGCCGAGGGACTCGCTGAGGGGGAGGCAGAAGGCGAGGCAGAGACCGACGCCGAAGGAGAGGCCGAGGGCGACCCAGATGGGGAAGCCGAGGGACTTGGCGAGATCGAGGCCGAGGGTGATGCCGAGGGAGACCCCGAGGGCGAGGCAGAGGGACTCGCCGATGCGGACGCGGAAGGGGATGCCGAGGGACTTGCCGATGCGGACGCGGAGGGAGAAGCCGAGGGGCTTGGGGAAACGGACGCAGACGGGGAGGCCGAGGCCGATCTTGAGGGAGAGGCCGAGGGACTCGGAGATACCGAGGCCGAAGGGCTTGGGCTTATCGAGGCAGAAGGAGACCCGGAAGCCGAGGCCGAAGGACTCGGGGATATCGAGGCCGAAGGACTCGGGCTGATCGAGGCGGACGGGGAAGCCGACTTCGAAGCGGAGGGCGATGCCGATGGGCTCGGGGAAACAGACGCCGAGGGTGAGGCAGACGGACTCGGCGAAACGGACGCTGAAGGAGAAGCCGAGGGGGAGGCGAACCTAGACGCCGATAGGCTCGCCGACGCCGACGCGGAGGGACTTGGCGAGACCGAGGCTGACGGCGATCCTGAGGCCGAGGCAGAAGGGGAAGGGGAAATCGAAGTGGATGGGGAACCCGAAGCCGATGCCGATGGCGAACCGGATGCGGAAGCCGAGGGGCTCGGGCTGATCGAGGCCGAAGGCGAAGCCGACTTCGAGGCCGACGGCGATCCCGAAGGCGAGGCGGACGCCGAAGGCTGGCCCCCAGCCGCTGCCTGCTCGACGGCGCCGATAGTTAAATTCCCCGTGGAATACCCACCTTGGAAAGCACCAGGGAATCCCTTGGTCCCTGCGGTCCCTATTTGTACCGCGCCGATGATCAACGCGCCGATCGTAAGTCCGCCAGGGAAAGTGCCAGGAAATCCAAGAGCCATTATACGACTCCCGTCGGGAGGAAGTTATGCCCGATCGTGATCTGGTAAACCTTGTCGGCGGTCGTGTTCGTACCCGGAGAGATGTCCAGGTTCAGCGTATCGTTCGCATTCGTCGTCGTCGAGATCGACGAAATTCCATAGATTCCCGCCGTCGCTCCGGTGCCCGAGACGATGTACACGTAATCACGCCCGGCGACAACGCCCAGGTTCGTGAAGTTTTTCGACGTGTCGACGAGCTTGCCGTTACCGGCGACGAACGCGCCCGCGGTCCCCGTCACCTGCCCGACGCTCGTAAACGCCGGGGCGACCGCGATATCATTCGCACCCTTTTGCCAGTTGGATACGTCGGCCGTGTTGTTATAGTAATCGTTAAAGTCGTCGAACCCTTGAGTCTGCACATCCGCATGCGCGATGCCGGTGACAAAGCCGTATAGGATCGTATTCCTGCATCTGACATACGTTGTTGCGGTGAGGAGATTGACACCGACACCCGTCTTGTTCTCGGCACCGTAGAGCGTAGAGTTCAGGAAAAGAACCGCAGTGGTCAGAGCCGCCGCCGAATTTATGGCGTACGCAACATTGCTTGAGATGATCGTATTTAGTAAAGTGACCCCTCCTGAACCCAGCCTCAGCCCCGTATTAGATTCGTGCAACCAACAGGAATCAAGAACCAAACTCGCGGATCCGGTATTGAATGCGTATCCCCTGTAGCTGATCAGTTCTATATTGAATAAATAATTGCTCCCATTGTCATTATACAGTGCGTTTCTGCTGGCGGTCGTGCTTGTATTAACAATCTTGCAATTGACTACCCTCCCGCCGGTTCTCGGAATTAGTACATTGCTGCCTGTACCAGTGATACGCAAATTGTAGACGTCCATCGCCGTATTTAAGGTTATAGAATAAGCCGCGCAATCGATCTTCGGCCGATTGTCGCCCGTCGGAGTATCTCCGCGTAGCAAATTGTACCCTTCGATCGCTACTGGAGCCTGCGTCCCGCCGATGCCCGTTGCAAGCGAGATCGATTCTCCGAGTAAATAGCCTCCACCCGACTTGTTTTTGACGAAGAAGCGCATTGCTCCGGACCCGTTGGTTCCGAGCGCCTGCTCGAAAAAGTCGTCGTCCAGAGTCGAGTTCAGGGAGAACGCGCCTCCGACCTTGAATACGCCGCTCGAGAGGTTCCCGGCGCCAGCGCAGTCGCGATCGACGGCGACCGAGGTCGCGCTGTTGTAGCTGACAATCTCAAACCACCCGTCAACGTAGTTCGTCCCGGACGCGAGTCGCAGGACGTTCCCGACCATCACTGGAGTGAATCCACCGGTCACCGAAGTGAGGACCGCCGAAGCGTCGGTGCTCGCGCCATCCGTGAGCGCGAGAATCGCGGCCGTCCCCTGCGAGTAGTCGATGGTGAACGTCCCGCTGGTTGGCGTCGCGACCGTCCCACAACCGGCGACGGTATTCGCGCCGAACTTCGGAGACGGGCTCCCCTTCGTCGTATCCTGCTGGACCGCCTCCCCGATAGCCGCCGAGAGCGTCGCCTTGCCGCCGGAGACCGACGCGATCTTGTACCAGCCCGGAGTCCAGTTCGTTCCGGATTTGACGTAGACCCAGTGCCCTACGTCCCCCGCGACGAAGGTATAGGTCGCCGAGGAGACCACGGGCGAGTTGGTATTGCCCGTATTCGCGTCGCAGGCGAGGTCGGTGAGCATATTGGCGTTCGCCGGGTTAAATCCGCTCCCGTTTACACCGCTGGCCGTAGCGTCGGCATTGAGTTCCCAGATCGTACTGACGGAGAGGCTCATAGAACTTACTCCTACGGCTTGGTAGCTATCGCCTTATTGACGAGGTCGACCGGATCTTCGGTCGCGACTTCGGGGATGTCCTTGGGATCAGGTATCGGCAAGCCGAGCTTCTCAAAAATGCGGTAGTTTATAGGTCGCACCGCTTTGTTGTCCTTATCGATCTCCCAGTCGTTCCTATCATTCTGTGCCTTGTACCGCCGCTGAGAGCCGCCAACGACCTCGTTGCCCTCGGGAATGATACAGTTGTCGAGGATGCAGTTGTAGAACCGTACGCCCTTCATTTTCGGAGGGAACGTCTGGGTATCTGGTACTTCCTGCCCGAAGTTTGAGGCATAGACCACGGTTCCGTCGGGGATTTCCGATAGCCGATTCGGCCGGCTCTGGAAGCTCCACTTGTCGTCGTACTCGAGCAGCTCGTCGTTGTATTTCACCTTGCCCATGTCAGCTCAGCTCCTTTGAGATCAATCCCACGCTCTCCAGCTCAAAAATATCCTCGACGCTTCCCCACGGCGCCAGCGACCAGCATCGGCGCTTACCTCGCCGTGCGCCCGTGAAGTTCTTCCCGTGGCGGATGTCGATGTTCGGTACCAGCGCCCTGAACTTCCGCGCGTTGTACCGCGTGATATACGCCTTCACGCGGCGCCACACTGGGAGTAGAGCCGGGTCCCTGAACACCCTCCGCGACCGGTGGAGGTAGTTCGTCCCTGGCTCCCCGATCCGGCTGTGGACCGGCCACCGCTCGACTACGCTTTGGTCGGAGAGGATCGCGAGCTTCTCGTCGACCGCCGCTCGGAGCGCGTCGGCCCCGCATACGAGCTGGCTCTGTACCATCCGCTCGCCGTAAAGAGAGAACATCCCGTCGTACTCCGGGTGTGCGATACTCCGGTACTGGAGCAGCCAGCAGTTCACGTTGTAGTAAAAAAAGATCTTATCCGGAGGCGTCCAGGCGAAATGCTCCGCGCCGTAGATGCAGTCATGCTCGGCGATCGCCACGAACTCGGTATCGATCACGTCGAGCCCGGACCGGAGCTGGCGATCGATCGAGAGACCGCTCCGGCCGATCTCCCCGACGCAGACGTTGTCCCCAAGGTCAATCGGCCTCTGCGATACGCTGACGATCCGCGAGTCGTCCGCCGCCTTGAGGAGGTAGCGCTTGCACGTCTCCGCGATCAGCGGATCAAGCGCGTTGTCCGTGAGGTAGATTATCGTAGTCTTCGGAGCCATCCGTCCTTCGTTACCGCATAAAGAAATTGTTTCTCGATGTTCGCACGCCGGTACCGGCTGTTCTCCTTCAGGAACTTCTCGACGGCGTACCACGGCAGGTAGGGCTTTTGGTGCCGGGTCCAGCAGTCCTCGACGACCAAGTACTGGCCCTTCGTAACCATGTCCTGGTACGCGTGGAGCTCCTCGAGTACGTGCTTCGTTGAATGGTCGGAGTCGAGGACTACCATCACGCGGGCGCCGGCAACCTCGCTTCGGATGCGCTCGACGATCGCCAGGTCGGTACTCGACCCGAGGACGTGCTCGACCAGCGGATGCTTCGGCGGATTAAACGCGTCGGAGACATCGATCGAGAAGACCTTCTTCCCGCCGACGAGCGAGAGCATGTCGGCGAAGAAGAGTGCCGAGCCGCCGAAGTGCGTCCCCGTCTCGACGATAAAGTCGGGGACCCGCTTGAAGATCACCTGGGCGTAAAGGATCAGGTCCTGGGGGAACTTGACAACGCGCGTCCCCCGCCACCGCGGCTCCCGGATCCCGTTCCCGAAGGTATGGATGTAGCGGTAGTACTCGATCGCGGCTTCGTTCAACCGGTCAGTCCCCATCGAGCCTTTACCTTCTCGTAGTCCTCTTTCCAGGTGTCGAGCGCGTACAGCCATTCTGGGATTGCCTTCGAGACCGAATACTGATGCGTCCGGTTGAAGCTCCGGTGCTTGTGCGCATACCAGATCCCCTTGTTCAGCATCAGCTTCCCGCCGGCGCGCCAGGTCTTGAAGAGCATCTCGGTCGTGTCCTGGTAGTGGGGACCGTACCCTTCGGTCTGCAGCTCTCCGATCACCTTCTCCCACCAGGACCGGGCCATGACCCAGCAAGAGCCCTGGAATGCCATGGTCTCGTCGACCGTGAGTTTGCGCCGCCGGCGCGTACGCTCGATCCACGCGACGCCGGAGAACTTCCTCGGCTTCGGAGCGTCCAGAATGACCAGCTTCTCGTAGTCGACGTGGCCCTTGTCGGCCATCACCGCCCATTTGTAGGGATCGAGGAAGAACCGCCGCGGGACGACGATCCAGTTGTCCTCGATCCGGTCGAGGATCGCAGTATCGAACCCCTTGGCGAACATACAGTGCTCGTCCGAACGCATGAGGTACTCGCCGCGGGCGGCCCGGACCCCGGAGTTGATCGCGTCCCGCATCCCGACGTTCCGTTCGAGCACCACCGGCCGGACGTTCGGGTGGACCGGTAGCGGCCGCTCGGGCTTATAGCCGTCGATCACCGGGATGATCTCGTAGCTGCCCGTGAAGTTCTCGAGGATCGATTCGATAGTCTTAAAGAGGAACGGGTCCTTGTAGCTCGGGATCACGACCGAGAGCCGCGGCGCGGACGCCGAAGACGACGCCGCCGCCGACGCGGGAGCCGGGCCCGGGGCCGCCACCGGCTCCGGAGTACCCCAGCCCGGGGGCTTGAATCGCTCGAGGAGCCAGGAGAACTTCCGCGTCGCCTGCGGCCACTTGTCGCCCATCCAGAGGTCCTTCGAGTAGGCCCGGGCGGAAGCGACCGCCCTCCCGCCGATCGGATACGGGAACCCCGGCCCCCCGCCCCCGCGGAACCAGTGCGCGAACCAGGTCTTTTTGTTGACGACGAGGCGGCCGCCGGAGAGCCACGCCTTGCAGGCGACCTCGACTCCCTGCTGTCCCCAGCCACCGTGCGCTTCGTCGCAGCCGCCGAGGTCCCAGAACCGCGCCTTGTGGAGGAAGAACCCGGGTCCCATGCAGCTCATCGTATCATCGATCAGAGCGGGCTTCGCATGCTGCCGCTTGAACTCCCGCCCGCCGTAGTACTCGGTCCGGAGTTCCCCGTTCGGCCGGAGGCCGATGTACATGTAATCGGTCCGCTTGTGCTTCTTCGGGAGCCAGGTCTCGACGTCGAGGTTGTACATCCGCGGGATCACGGTCCAGTCGTACTCGCAGTCCGCGGCGAGCTTGACGTCGAAGCCTTCGTCGACGGCGCAGTGCGCGTCGAGCTTCATCATGTACCGCCCGCATGCCTTCCTCGCCGCGTAGTTGATCGCCGCCCGCTGGCCGATCGCCTCGGGGAAGTGGAAGAAGATCGCGCGCTCGTCGCCGATCTCGATTCGCGGCTCAGGGAGCCAGCCGTCAAGGACCGCGAGGACCTCGACCGCCCCGCGTGCGTTCGCGAGTACGTTGCGGATGGTCTTCTCGAGGTACTTCTCGACCCGAGCCGGGATGATCACGCTGACGACGGGCTCGCCCATCGGAACCCTACTCAGGCCCTGTGCGTATCCTGCCCGCCGGCGGGATCGGCGCCCGCCTCCTCGCGGCCCCGACGCTCGCGACAAAACTTGACGTCGGCGCGCATCTCACGAAGCAAGCCGACGCACTCCCGCATGGTCTCGCAGACCATCATATTACTCTCCTTGATCCCTTCCCGGGCCGGGGCCGCCGCTTTGACCTCGTCGAGGAGGGTCTTGTCCTTAATCAGGCTCGATCTCCAGAGGATGCCGAGCGCCGCGACGAGCGAGCCGGAGACGACGATGAGCCCCCACTCGAGGAGCTTGATCGTTGCATGGAGCGCGTCCCGTTCACTATCCCCGAGTTCCGTCACGTCAACGGGGATCGCCGCAGCCAAAGTGATTGAGCCGACGACCAGGAGGGATCCGAGGACGAAGATAGCGACTATCGCGACGCCCTGCGCGCGTAGCCTGGTAATCATCGGTTGCCCCCGAGGCAGGAACGGAACTGGCACCGCGGCATGGTTAGTCTCCAAGCCCGGTGCCAGTAATCGAGATCAGATTTTAGGTAACCCTGCGCGTGTCGTCAAGAGCCTGGGCACCCGAGAGCGCCGGCTGGCACCGGGGATTACCCCCCGGGTGCCCAGGAACAGTCGATTACGCCGCAGCCGCCGCCAGGCTCAGGAGCACCTTGACGGCGACGGCCGCCGCCGCGCGGAGCGCGTTGATGATCCGCGCCTGCTCCCGAATCTCGACGATCACCGCGACCGAGATCGCCTGGGCCTTCATGTCCTCGAGGGTATCGATCGCGGTCTGGTCGCCCGAAAGCGCGCGGAAGCCGAGCTCCGCTGTCCTCGTGGCGATCCGCGAGACGTCGCCCTGGAGGTCCTTCTGGAGGTCCGCCGTCGCGCCGGCAATGTACTCCGAGAGGATCCCCTTGAGCGATTCCGTGAGGGATTCGAGGGTGATTTTTAGATCCATGCTCGTGATCTCCTCCTTACCGTACCGGGGCCGGGGCCGTCGTCCCGGAACGCGCGGCCTTCGCCTCGACGATAACCTGGTCGAGGAGCGTCGCCGTGGCGATCCGGTCCGCCTTGTCCTGATCCGTAAGCGTGGGGTCCGCCTTTACGTACGTGACGTACCGCGGGCCGATTACCTTCCACGATGCCTCAAACGAAACGAATGCGGCCTGCTCGGGACAGCGGCAGCTCGCGAGTCCAAGTACCGCGACGAACCCGAGTAACGCGATAACCTTCCTCATGGATTCTCCTTCCCCGAAAAGGTACCGGCCGGGAGGCGGGACCGCCCCGCCTCGTCGGCCGGCCTAATGGGATTCCGGTTGACGTACCGATCGAAGAACGCCTTGACGCCGAAGACGACGGGGATCCCGAGTTCCCCGGCCCGCGCGACCTCGACGTCAGCTCCGGGGGACTCGCCGGGGATCCGGACGACAACGTCGGCCTGCGAGAGCCACGCGAGGTCGAGCCGCATCCAAACCGTGCGCGGGACGCAGCCAAGCATGAACAGTCCGGCAAACCACGAAAGGTGAGGGCAGAACGGGTCGTTGCCGGAGAGGATGATCGATTCCATCGCCAGGAGCGCGCGGCGGATGTTTTGCCGCTGATCCCATCCTTCGAGCGGACCGGAGATGTAGACACGCATGGAGACCTACCGCCGAACGGTCCCCGAGAGCGCCGGGGCCGCCGGGACCACGAGTATGATCGGATCGGAGAGCGTTGGGTCGTAGATCACCGCGACGGGGTTCGACCAGTCGGAGAACTTGTCCCCCGCGAGCGTCCGTACCCAGAGTCGCCAGGTAAACCGGGCCGTCGAGACGATCATCGCCGTGACGTCGACGTCCGTCGTCGGGGTCGGCGGGACCACCCGCTTGACCGCTCCGGCGTCGTTCGCGGGGGTGGCGTAGAGGTCCACGGTGGCGGGGGTGGCCCAGAGCTCGTACCCGGTCGGAGAGCAGGCCGAGCCGTCGATGTTCTTCGTGACCGGGATCCAGCCGGCGACGAACTTCGAGATCGGTAACGGAACAGGAGGGTCCTCCACCAGTAGCGCCTCCGCGCCCGACTCAAGCATGAGCCCGTCAGCGATCGTGTAGCTTCCGGCGGTCGCCGTGAGGACCACACGCGCCGAGCCGCCGAAGTTATACGTGCCGATCGGGACCCACCGTTCGCCAGCGATCCGCTGATCGAGGGTAACGGTCCCGACCTGCGTCGTCCCGTTCCAGACGGTGACGGGGACGGAGCCGCAGCGGTTCCCGGCCGCGGTCCACCAGAGAGAGACGATCGTGACGCCCGTTGCCGGCGCCGAGAACGTGTACGTCGAGTCCTTCACGTTCGAGGAGACGCCGACCGCGCCGTAGGACCCGGCCCCGGAGACCGAGGTCCAGGTCCCCGTCGAGGAAGTCCCCGCCGCCCCGTTGTCGACGACCGTCGCGCCGAAGACCGAGGCCGTCAGGAGGACGGCCGCCATGATCGCGAGCGTTTTCACGCTGCACCTCCTTCTAAAAAATAGGTGAATTGCCTTACGCCTTTTTTAACCGGTTGGCGAGTTCGACGGCCTCGACCGCGTCGACGGTGATTGTCAGCTCGAGCCGATTCGGCAAGGTCTCCTTCGAGTAGCCGAACCAGCGGAGGATCTCGCCGTCCCAGATATACCCGAGGCAATGGTGCTCCCTCGTCTTTGATGCGACCGGATCGCAGTACGAGATCCGATAGATTGCCCTACCGCCTGGATTGTCCTCATACTCGGCGACCGCCTTGATCGTCATCCGACTGGTGAACATTCTTACCCTCCTCCAGATCGTTTCAGATCAGCCATCGGCACCTCGCGAAGATTACAGTAGGGGATCGGCCTTGGAGTTACTCATGACTCGATCACGGTCCCCGGGGAAGGCGGGTGGTACGACTTCCCCGCGCTCGGCTCCGGGCGGGACATCGCGAGGCCCTCGAGCCTTGATACGCGCTCGCGGAGCTCCTTGACGAGGTCGGTAAGGTGCTCGATCTGGTCGACCGTCCAAGAGAAATTGGATTCCGCTGGCGACATGGTCATCCCTCCTTTCCCGGTTCAAGCGCGGCGTCGATCTTCGCCACCCAACGCGAGGACATGTGGAAGTCCTGCCAGCCCTCGAACCAGTCACGGAGCTCCTTCAGAGCCGCCTTGAGTCGCTCGACCTCGGCAGCCATGCGCGATACCGCCCTCGGGATAGCCCCGAGGTTCCCGTCCTTGGCGAACTCCTCGACTGGGAACCCCGCTTTAGCGAGCACCGGGGTGATCCCGTGGACCATGCCCCCATAACACTCGGCCTTCACACGCCAGTGCTCGACCTCGGCACAGAGCCGTTCGATCTCGGCCTCAGCCGTCTCCGCTCTGCCAAGCATCTTTTTCAGCGCCGCGGACAGGCGCTCGATCTCGCCTTTGACCTGCTCCGTTGCCAACCTCTGGTCGTCAGTGCCAGCCACGGGAAGCCTGGCGTAGAGCCGAATCATAACGGCGTCCATCACTCCACCTCCATCAGCGTCCGCCATGCGCGGTTGTTCTTGGAGAACGGAAGGAACGATTCCTGTTTCGATCCCGATGACATCCGGTCACCTGCCCATGAGTGAATGCGGCGAGTCTTACCTTGGTTCTTTTTCTCCTGATCTTGGTTCCTTTGCGGATTGCGTCCGCTTTGTCGCCGGATCGATCCGAACTTCTACTCCCCATCGGTATCACCTCCGCTATGTAGCTCCAAAACCTTCGGCAAGGCCCCCAGCTTCCCCGGCGGCAGGCTTTCGGGGGTCCTGACGACTACCGGGACCTCGGAACGAGAAAGACTGCTCCTGGGGTAAAGGGTCACTTGGATCCTCCTTCTGTAGACGTCGCTTCCATTTCGAATTTCTTGAGACGCTTGTGACCTTCGTCTCCCTCCGCCTCGGTGATCTTCGACCACTCCTTGCCCTTGACCATCCAGGCGAAAAGATTTGGAGCCCCAACCGGATCGCGCCGGAGCGCGTGGACTGCGGCGGCCCAGTAGTGCTCACGATCAGATCGGCTCTTGCCGATGATGCCGACCCGGATCGCTCTCTGGTAGCACGCCTCCAGTCGACAATCGCTTTTGAGGTCTTCGACGGTGATCCTGGCTGCGTTCCGTCCGTCCGTCCGTCGTCCTCTTCCAGGGTCGCTAGACCCTCCACCTTCAAGGGGCGTGGGGGAAGAGGTTGGAGATGGAGGTTTTAAAGCTGAAGCTGAAGCTGAAGCTGAAGCTGAAGATGTTCGAACGAGATCGATACGCTTGTTCAACACATGTTCAACACGTGTTGAACGCTTGTTCCCAATGTTACTCCTTGATTTACCTGAAATTATGCCAGCGGCCTGTCGCTGGCGCCAAAATTCCTCGTGATTCATACGAATATCATACTGTTTTTCGTTGAAGATCCGGGACGCATCTTGCACGCAAACGGAGAAGCAAGAACGTATCCGGTCGGAACACGTGTTCCACCGCTCGCCGAGCCGGGACAGGACTGCCAGGGATGCGTCGTCCGCCGGCAAGGTGCAGGTGTCAGAGCGCCAAGCGTGAAGTAGGAGCCGGACGTACGCGCCTTCCTCCTCGGGAGTCATGAGGTTTATGCTCTGGCTACCGATCCAGGCATCGGCGAAAAGCGGCATGGACTGGGGTCGGCTCTTGAAGCGGCGGAGGGTGCGGCTCATCCCTACCTTACTCCCCCGCGACCTTCGCCTTTCGCGGCCGAGGCGCCTCCTCCGTGACCTCGAGCTGCCGCTCCCGGTTCTTCTGGAGCTCCCGCAGTACCCCGGCGACCTCCTCGAGGTAGCCGATGATCTCGTCGCACCAGTCGATCGCGTCGGAGTCGCGGCTCGAGAAGTCCTTGAGCGTCGGGACTCGGCCGTAGCCGAGGATCGCGCCGAGGTGCGCGCGGACCTTCGGGGAGCCGACGGAGACTTCGATGAACGCCAGCGCTTGATCGCGTGTCACGGCTTGACCTTCTCTTCCTTGGCCTGCTTGACGGTGATCTCGCACCCGGCCATTGACGGGAAAACGTAGAATTTCTCCGCGTAGATACCAACGACCTGCGAGTCGTCGACGTAGGCGATTCCGGTAAGCGAGTCTAGGACAAGGCGGATGAGCTTGTCACAGTCCGGCTTCTTCGTGTGAGGGAGGCGCTTGGCGGCCGGCTTTACCTCGCCGTTCGCGCGGAGGTGCGCCTTCGGCCTCGGCATCCGGAACCGGAGCCGGAGGACAATCCCTCCGGCGATCGGGCGGAGCCCGGCCTCCTCCGCCTTGAGGGAAATGAGCGACGCCCAAGGACGCTGGCGCTCCGCGTTGTCCTGAACCACGGACGCGCGGCCGGTGTACTTATTGACAAACGCTCTCGCGCTCCCCTTCGGAACCGGGGTACCGGGAACGAAGAAGCCGGTCATACTCCGCCGCCGTCCGGCTTCCGGTTCTTCCCGCTGAACTCGTTCGCCTTCGAGCACGTCGCGAAATGGCTGACCATCGCAAGCTCGAGCCGCTTACAAACGATCTCGCCGTCGGCCTCCTCGACGACGGCGTAGACCGGCGGCTTCGGGTCGAGCGGGATCACCATGCCGGTGTCCTTGTTGATCGCGAAGACGATCGGCTTGCCGCAGCCGCGGCAGGGGGTGGGCTTCATTGTTCTCTTCACTCCTTTCAGATTCCCCGGCCGGCCTCCTCGGGCCGGCCGGGGAATCCTCCTCCGTGCTACGCTTTCTGGGTGGTCGTCATCTTCACGTTCTTCCTGAACCAGCGCAGCTCGGTTTCCAGTATCCTGATCTTCTCTCTGCAAGCGGCGACCTCGCGCTCGAGCTGCGCGCACCGCTTCCGATAGTCGACCCGGTTTGAGTTCTCCTTCCCCTTCGCTTCGCCCGCGAGCGCGTCGAGCTCCACCCTCAGTTCATCGACCGCTTTGTGGAGATCATCGGGACCGGCGAGCGCCGGGAGCTTGTCGACCAGCTTCCGCATCTGGTCGATCCCGAGCTGCTGCTCCGCCCGGAAAGTCTCGAACGGGGAGAAGCGGCGGATGACGGCCCGGCCCTTCTCGATGGACTCCGGGTCGGTCCCGCCGCCGAGGCGAACGACCGTCCGGCAGTACGTGTCGACGGAGATGTTCCAAACGCGGGCGATCTCCGACGCGGTTCGGTCCTGCGTGTAGTTCGGGTCGACCTTGTGCAGCTCCTTCATATGGTCCCTGGCCCAGAGGTAGAGCCCCACCGCCTCATCGAGACCGTCCTGGCCCTTCTTGAGTGCCACGCCAAACTGCTCATTCCACGTCTTCGGGGTGATTACCATGAAGATCCTCCCTGACAATCCTTTGCCTTGCTGAGTCGGCCGGAGAACTCCTTCGGCGTCGTGTCGACCCAGCCCTTGATTTGATCTGTGTTGAACGGACGATTAAAAATATTCATTCTTTGTGCGCAGAATTGCGAACAGAATTTCCTCATTATTTTGTAACTTCTTGAAGGACTGCTCGACATTAAATCACAGGGGCGAACTACAAATTCTTTACCGCACATTGCGCAATTGAGAGTTATATGTTTTCTCCGATGAGCCATATTCCCCTTGCCCGCGCAACTGAGTGAACAATACATTTGCGGTTTATTCGGTCTATTCATAACACAAGGGCGCTCGGAAAAGACTTTTCCACACCAACGACACTCACGTATGGTCCTTTTGCACTGTGATTTGCTTTTGCATGAATTAGAGCAAAACTTTGTGGTGTCGTATTTTGTAAGGAACTTTTTTTTGCAATATGCGCAAGTAAAAACTCTCATCGACTTACGCCGATTGGTAGTACCGCATATGCGAGAACAAAACGCTTTTTTATCACTTCTCCTTGCAGTAAATTTACTTCCACAATAAACACAGGTTCTAATTTCATTGTGATTAGACGAATATAACCTACGGACACATATCACTGAGCAGTACAGCCGGGTAGTATCTGTTGGCCTTCGTGGCGAGAAAATCTTTCCGCAAAAACCGCATGGAATATTTAATGGAGGCCTTTTTTTTCTCAGCCCTTGCGACTTACATTTGATTGAACAATACTTTCTCTGCGCTTCGAAAGGGCGGCAATGCAAATCTTTCCCACACCATAGACAAGGACTATGCTGTATCCGAACTACCTGGGATGCAACTTTACAGTGCATTGAACAGAACCTTCGGCGCCGCGATGGATAAAAGAATATTTCCTTTCCACACTCCTCGCATCTCCCGCGCCTGACAGCGGAAACATTGTTTTCCATCACAGCCTCTCCACCTTCCACCCCGTCGGCGCCGACCACCCGTTCGTCGCCGTCGCGAGCACGCACGCCTCGAGCCCGGCCGCCTGGGGCGATAGCGCGCCGAGGAGCGCCTCGAAGTTCTTCGTGTCGAGCGGGTCGGCCTCGACGAGGAGGACCTTCCGTACGGCCGACCGCCGCGTGAGCGCGATCGAGAGCGCGGCGAGGAAGAGGACCGCCTGGCCGCTCGAGAGCGCGGAGAGCGAGACGCGGGCCTCGCCGCAGGTCCAGCCCCACTCGAAGGCCGGCTTCCCGCGGTCGCTCTCGAGCTCGAGGTACGCGGTCTCCTCGCGGCCGGCGGCCCGGAGGACCGCGTTGATCTCGCCGACGAGCCCGGAGGTCGACTCCCCGACGACCCGCTCCCGGAGCCTCCGGATCGCCGCCTCCGCCGCCTTCCAGGCCCTCTTGTCGACCTGGTTCTGTTCCGCGCGCTTGACCGCCGCGGAGTACGCCTTGACCGCGCCGGCCGCGGCCTCCGCCGTCTGGAGCGCATCGCGGGCCTGGATCACCTTCATCTCCAGCGCATCGAGGCCCGAGAACGCCTCCGCGTTGACCTGCTCGACGGCCTCGACCCGTTTCGCGGCGTCGGTCAGATCCGCCCGCGCACGATCCATCGTCGCCTGGGCTCCCCGAAGCCGTTCTCCGGCCGCGCGGTAGGTCTTGTCGGCGGTCTCCCAGGCAGCGAGCCGGCGCCTGTGGCCGGCATCGTCGGCCGAGGTCCCGGCCTCGAGGTCTGCCAGCCGCCGGCGGGCCTCGGCCTCTGCCCGCGTAAGCTCCTCGAGCTTCACGATCGCCTCCCGCAGGCCGTCCTTGGCCCCGCGGGCCTCCTCCCAAGCCTTCCCGTGGGCCTCGGCCGCCTCCTCCGCCCGGCGCTCGAGCGCTACGGTCTCGGCGTTGAACCCCTTGGTGACCTCGCGGACCGCGGCCCGAAGCTCGGGGATCGACGGGTCGGCCTCGTCGGGGATCTCCTCGAGGAGGAGGGTCACCCGGCGGAGCGGGAGCTGCTCGTGGCTGTGGAAGGCTTCCTCGGCCTCGGTGATCTGGTTCCCGGTCCGCTCCTCGATCTCGATGAGCCGCTCGTACTCGCGCTGAGTTTTCCGTATCGCCTGTTGCTGGCCGAGGTTCGAACCGATCTCCGCGAGCGTCTCCTCCCGCCGGGGATCCCCCGCCGGCGGGACCGGCCGCTCGCCCGGGGGGGCTGCGATCGCCGCGAGCTTCTGGGCCCCGTCGAGCGCGGCGAGCGCCGCGTCGTGGGCCTTCGTCGCGGCGTCCCGCCGCTGGCGCGCCTCGTCCCGTCGCGCGGCCCGTGCGCGGTAGGCGGAGAATTCCTCCTGCGCCTTCTCGTACGCCTTCCGCTTCTCGTCGATCTCGGCGGCCGCGGCCCGCGCGCCTTGCGCCTCGACCTCGAGTTCCTTGATCGCGGCCGTCGCCTCGAGCGCGGCGGCCCGCGCCCCGAGCCGACGCCCCTTCGCCGTCTCGGTCAGGCGGAGGAAGAGTTCCGAGAGGCTCTTCCCGGTCGCGGCCGCGCCGAGAAGGGAGGCGAGGACCTCGCGGAGGCCGCGAGGCCGAATCCACGCTCCGGCAAGGGAGTCGACCTCTGGCGGTAGATCCCGGGAATCGAAGACGGACTCCGGAGTCGCCCCGGGGCCGGCGATCGTCCGGACGTACTCGGCTTCGAGCTGGCCGCCGAGGTCCTCCGGCGCCGTCCCGCCGCCGCAGAGCCGGAGAACGAACTCCCGGCGCTTCTCCGCCGAGAGCGCGAGGAACGCCTGGATGTCGAGTACCACCTCCGAAACCGCCCAGGCGGAAAGGTCTGGGTCCTCCCCCTCCTTGTCGTCGGAGGTCGCGAGGATCTCGGAGACCTTCGCCTTCGCGGCGTCGCGGACGATCCCGCGCTCGATCCACCGGCCGGCGGAGTCGACCACACGGACGGACCCCCCGCGGGGCGGAAAGAGCGCGGCGACGGCGTCGAGCTTCCGGCCCCCGGGGACGGCTCCGGTCATGGCGTAGCGGAGCCCTTCGAGGCAGGCCGACTTCCCCCGGCCGTTGGGGCCCGAGAGGATCGTGGGTCCGTCGAGGACGTAATCCCGGTCGAGCCCTTTGAATCCGATGAGATGGACGGAGGCGATGCGGTCCATCAGACCTCACCACCTTTCACCAGGCCATCGGCGGCAATCGAACTGCCGCGGTAGCCAATCCACTCCGTCGGCTCCTCTGGGAGGTCGGTAGGCTCGATCGGCGCAGGAGCAACGGTTCCGCCCATGACTGCCTCGGCGAACTTCTTCCCGAGGTCGGCTGCATGTTTGCATAGCTTTTTCGTCTCGCCATAAGTCATCACCGTGAACCTCTCGCCATCGGCCTCGATAGCGAAGCAGACGATCACGGGACACCGGTACTTCTTGCAGAGCCGCGCCCCTTCTCGGATTGGGATCTTTCCTCTCATAGCCTCACCTCGCGAGGTCCTGCGCCACCTCGACCGCGACCCGGAGCTGGTCGACCGTGAGCGAGGGGCTCAAGGAGTCGACGCCGAGCGCGGCCTTGACCTTCCGGATCCCCTCAATCCCGAGGTCTTTCCTCATCGAGCTGAGCTGTTGCCAGAGCTTGTAGTGGTCCTCTCCGGCGCCCAGCGGGGGATCATTCCGCCCCGGCTCCGCGACCGCCTCGCGGTTGATCTGGTCGGGCGTCGCCTCCACTCCCGGGGCGGGTGACGGCTTCGTCTCGGCCGATGGGACGGACGATGCCCTGGCCGTACGGTCAAGCTCCTGTTCGAGCCCGGCCCCGACCGGCTCCCGAGCCTGCCGGGAGTCCCACGGCTGGTCTTGCAGTTCCCGCGGTGCCGGAAGCGCCGGCCGCTGCCGTGGCGCCTCGACCTCGGCGTCGATCATACGCTCGGCCTCGTCGTCGTCCATGACTCCGGAGAGCGAGAAGGCGTACCGCGCCGCCTGAATAAACGCCTTGTGCCGCAGCATCCTGCTCGGCCAGCCGTTCCAGGGCTCTGTGTCGCGGTGGCACTCGGAGAGGTACTCCGTGATCTCCGTCGGATGTGACCTGTCCTTCCGGAACATCCGACAGGCGATCGAGTACGGCTTCCCCTTCTCGTCAAGGATCGTCTCGAACTCGCAACCGTCGTAACTCCCCTCGCGGTTGACGAGCTTCGCCCAGCCATCGATCGGGACGATCACGAGGAGCTTTCCGTGCGAACGGGTGACGTAGATTTCTTTCGCAAACGGATTGAGGTCGTGCTGTTCGGCGATGATCAGCGCCGCCGCGATCTCGGTATCGCTGAAAGGCTGCTCATCCCTCTTCACCTTGAAGGCGGTATCGCGGAGGCAAGCGAGGAGCGCCTCCGGGGCTACGCCATACTTCTCGGCCATTCGGCCGACGAGTTTCTGCGCGGTCCGTGATGCTCCCGGTCCCGGACCCGTCTGCCGTCGCTCTTGCTGCTGAGTTCCTTCTGCCATTGATCTTCTCCCTGACCTGTTACGCCCGGACCGCCGGACACCGGCGGAAGAACGGGCACCACTTGTCGGCGCAGTACCACGCCCCTTCGGGGGCGGGTAGCGCCACGCCAGAATCCATTCCCTTCGCCGCACGCTCGACGATCTCGAGGAAGGTCGAGGCGTCCTCGGCCGCCCTCCGCGTCCAGAGCCGCGCGGCGTGCCACTTTCCGCCGCTGAACGAGAGCGAGTCGATCCAGCACCGTCCGGGCCACCGGCCGTAGTGCAACCGGTGGAGTACGGCGTACCCGGTAAGCTGCCGCGAACGGTCGGCCCGGTCTTGTGACCATGGCTGGCCGACCTTGAGGTCCCCGACCCCGTCGCCGGTGACGTAGTCTGGGGTCCCCGCCAGCTCGATCCCGCGGACCGGGTAGACGAGCGGGGACTGGGCTGCGATCGGCTCGATCCCCGGGGAGACCTCGAGGCCGAAGACCCGCGCCGCGGCGGCGGTGTCGTCCTTCCCCTGGGCGACCTCCGAGGCCGGCTCCGGAACGTCGGAGGTCCCGGCCTCCTCCTCGTAGCCGGCGACCGCCGCGTCGACGATCCGCGTGAGCGTCGCCGGGGTCCCCCGCACGATCTTCTCGCGGTTGTCCTCTGCGGCCCCGGCATCGACCCCGGAGCCGACGAGCATCCGGACGGTCGCGTGCCGAGCCTTCGACTCGCGCTGGAACCCCCACGCGATCCCGCATCGCAGGTACTGCTGGAGCGTCGACTGCGTGATCCTCCGGACTCCCGGAGTCGGCGGCGGATAGACTGGCGCGGGCATAAGCATTACCCCGACCCCGACCCCGACCGCGACCACGACCCCGACCCCGACCACGACCGCGACCGCGACCACGACCCCGACCGCGACCACGACCCCGACCGCGACCCCGACCCCGACCGCGACCACGACCGCGACCCCGACCCCGACCCCGACCACGACTGCGACCCCGACCGCGACCCCGACCGCGACCGCGACCAGTCGCGTCCGATGAGTTGACAGCCAACCGTCATTTCATGTCCCGGGGGAGGACCAGGCCCCATTCGCAGATGTCCACAATCGAGGCCACAGAGACGAGGACGCGACCCGGGAACGGCTCCACCTCGGAGAGGGAGCCGGTCTTTAACGCCTCCGACCACCGGCCACTGTCGGCGATCCAAGCCGCGTCATCGAGGACAAGGAATCCGGACTCGATCGCAGATAGACGACCCGTATGGTGGTAGGTGACGGTCCGGACGAAGACGTTCTTGCCGACGTACTGCTCAAGGCCGTTAGCCTTGGTCTTCTTTGGTTTCATGGGTTATTCCTCTCTGGATTACCGAGGACCCCCGGGGCCGTTCCTCTTCGCGGCCCCGGGAGGACATCGAGCCTCCCGGGGCCAAGGTAGGTGGTGGTGGTATCCTTTACTCCCGCTCCTCGCGCTCCTGCCGCCACCGCGCCGCCTCGCGGCTGAAGTAGACCTCGCGGTCCCCGGACGAGTTCCGGCCGGCGGCCTCGAGGCGTCCCATCGAGTTCGCCTCCTCCTCGGCGAGGATCGCCGACTTCTGCCGCGCGTCGAACGACCGCGGCTCGGCCGACGGGTTGAGGCAGCCGGAGACGGACGCGATCGCGAAGACGACGGGGACGAAAATGACGTACCGCATCAGGACCTCCATTCCCCCCCTCCCACATTCCCCCTCCGCGGCGGGGCCGGACCGCCCGGCCTGCGCCATACCTTGCCTTGCCTGCCTTGCCTTGCCACGCCTGGCCCAGCCCGGCCAAGCCCGGCCCTGCCGTGCCCTACCCCGCCACACCATGCCTTGCCTGACTTTCCGTGCCGTGCCTCGCCTTGCCCTGCCTTGCCTTGCCAAGCCACGCCGTGCCTTGCCTGCCTTGCCTTGCCACGCCTGGCCCAGCCCGGCCAAGCCCGGCCCTGCCCTGCCGTGCCTCGCCAAGCCCAGCCTGCCATGCCGCGCCTGCCCTGCCGCGCCCCGCCATGCCGTGCCTCGCCTTGCCATGCCGCGCCTGCCTTGCCAGACCACGCCCAGCCCCGCCGCGCCTGCCTTGCCTTGCCGGGCCTTGCCGTGCCGTGCCGGGCCTAGCCTCGCCTGCCCAGAAAATCGAAGCGCAGGGCGCCCCCGCATTCCCGTTCGACGTCGACGCCCTGCGCTTCTCCATGGCCTTACTTCACCGCCAGAACAGGACCGGCTTTCCCGCCGTCCTTACCCTCGTGGAGCATGTCGTCGATCAGCTGCTCCACCCGGTCGATCCTCCGCTCGTGAGCCGCCACGGCATAGAACAGCCCGGATACGATCATGAGCTGCCCCTGGATCGCCGACCGCACCTGGAGGTCCTTGATCTCCTCCAGACGGACATCCCGCAGGATCTCGAACCCACGCTTGAGCTGCCGGCTGGCCTTGTTCTGCCGGTCAACGGCAAGGACCCTGTGCTCCTCGGCCGGGACCAGCCGGTACCCGGTGAGCTTGACGTTGACGAGCGCCCGCTTGTGAATCCTGCCGAGCTTCGGCCCGGCGAGCCGGACGGCTCCCTGTACGTCTTCGATCTCGTAATTCCGGCGGGTTCCAGCCGAGAGAAACTTTCCCAGCTCCTCGTAGCTGAAGATCCGGCCCGGCTGGCATTCGCCGACGAGATCGCAGATCACCTGCGTGTTGCTGCGCCCGTCGGCCCTCGTGATCGCGAAGGGCTCTTTCACTTGCCCACCGCCTTCACGATTCCGACGAAGCGCCCGTAGCCGTTGACGCGGTTATCGCCGATCCCCTCCACCACCCCGGCCAGCTCGACGATGCGCTCGAGGTCGTCGAAGTTCAGGCCGGCGTCGTCAACGAAGATCCCGCGGACCTCGAGCGACCACGGCATGAACGAAGGGCGGACGCGCATCACGCGCTTCCCACCGATCCCGACAGACAGGCGGCTGTGGAACGCCTTGTCGGCGAAGAGGACCTTGATGTCCTTCGGCCCGGTGTAGATCAGGGGAACGTTCATCTCGTTGAAGCTGATCGCCCGTTCGATCATCTTCCCGAGTTTGCTGATCTTTGCGGTGTTGATCAGGCACTTCCGGACCTTCGCGGAAGGCTGGACGACGATCTGCTTACCGCCTCCGTCCGGCTGGGTGTACAGGCCGCCGAACCACTCGAGTTCCTCGATCCGCTGGAGGTCCTCGTCGGTCTTCTTGCGTTTCGAGGTGATCGACTTGATCTCCCGGTTGAGGTCGTACTCGGGGTCGACCATCCTCGGGTTGTGCATGAGGAGCGGTGACGTACCCTGGAGCGTGATCACGATCTTCATAGAACCAATCCTCTCTGTTGTGAGGCTTTCATCGTTGCTCGTCGTGAGGATTTGTCCTCGTGAGCTGATGTGCCTCGGTTGAAAAATCCCTGCCATGCCCCGCCCTGCCTCGCCGCGCCTCGCCTTGCCAAGCCTCGCCTGCCTTGCCTTGCCCCGCCGGGCCACGCCCGGCCCAGATCGGCCACGCCTTGCCCTGCCTGCCATGTCGTTTTTTTCTCTCCGAATAAAGGACCCCCGGGGCCGTTCCCCGTCGCGACCCCGGGGATCCGTCGACGCACTTTTCTTCTTCACTTTCCCTCGGTGAGGTTTCTTCCCCCCTTTCTCCTCTCTACGGGCCTACGGATGCGCGGAGGCGTGGGCCGGAGCCTGCGGCGGCGGGTCCTCCCGCGGCTCGAGGCAGGTCCACGCCAGGAAAACGATCACGTAGCAAACGACCATGAACGGAAGGAACCAGAAGTCCCTCTCGTCCGACGACGGCTGTCCACCACTCGAATTCATCGATCCTCCTCACTTGCCCGGTCGGCCCGTGCCGAGGCGCAGCAGAGCGCGACGACGGAGAGGCCGACGACCCCGACGACGAATCCAGCCAAGGCGAAAAGCACGTATCCCATTCCTGCTCTCCTCAAAAAAGTGCGGGGGCGGCTCGGGTATGAGTGAGAATTTGGTGGTATTTGGCCAACCGATTTAGAGAGGGCTTGAAGAGCCGCCCCCGCGGCGAAACCGTCAAACTTTCCGTCGGCCATTGCCCGCAATAGTCCAGATCCCCGTTTATCTCGTCGGTGATCCTCGCCCCCAGAAGGACACCGATGCCAATAATTTCTACCGACTTCGGGTACCCGGAGTTCGTGTAGCGGTTCCTCGAGGAGAACCGCGAAACCGACCCGAATCCTACCCTAACTGGTAAGGATTCGGTCGAAGAGAAAACCCCTTCCAGCTCAGGTACTATCCCCATTTTTCTCACCACCTTTTGACGACGCCGACGAACGGACCCCGACGCTCTCCCTCGCGAAAAATCAGGTCGTCTTTTTGGGAGACACCGAAACGGGTAGCCGGATCCTCCCCGATGTCCATCCTTCTACCAGCCCCTCGATCACCTGTGGCTGGGTGAGCCCCTCGGTCTTGCACTTGCCGGAGAAGCTCTGCTGGAGTTTCACCGGGAGCAGGACCTGCCGCAGGATCTTCTTCTTTGCTTCCATGGCGTGATAGGATACAATTGTTACGTTCGCTTCGTCAAGAGAAAATTTCAAGATTTTTTTTGCGGCCGGAAACCTCGGCCCGGTAAGGCGGTCCGTGGTCGCCAAAGAAAGGGGATCCAGATGGACGAATCAATCGGCCAGTCGGTTTTCCTCGTCGTCGTGGGTTTCGTCGTAGGAGCCGGATTCGGATTCTGTATCGCCAAACTCCAGGGTAAGGTCACCAGAGAAAGCGTAATGCCGGTCCAGAAGACAACCGCCAGGCGCACTCGGATCTGGCTCGACGTCGTAGGCGAGTCGCACTACCAGCGCGAGCTGGAGGAGATCTCCGGAGGTCGGACCGAGGACGGCGTCGATCTCTCGGTCAACGCCGAGTTGGTCCCCCAGGACGATAACCCGCACGATCAAAACGCCGTCGCCGTCCAGGTCAACGGAAAGATCGTCGGCTTCCTCCCGCGAGAGCAGGCGGCCGCCTACCGCAGCGCCGGCCGAGGCCGCGAGAAGCACGGAGCGCGGATCGTCGGTGGGTGGAATCGCGGGAAGGAGGACCGGGGATCATTCGGTGTCCGGCTTGATCCTTAGCCTTCAGGGAAGCGCTGGCCGGGTCCTCGTAGGCTCCGGCCCTTACGGATCGATCGAGGATGCCAATCCTGGAAGGCAGGAATCGTCAGAAGGAGGTCAAAATGAGAAGGATCGCGCTGATCGCCATGCTGCTATCCCTTTTCGGGTGTATCAGCATTTCGACAACGACGGTCTCGAAGACCGTCACGATCGAGAAGGATGCAGACGGGAAAGTGCTGAAGGTAATCGAATCGGAAACCGTTTCGCAAGTCGGAGACATCGCCGGAGAGGTGATCATCGAAAAAGTAAAACTCAGGACCCCATAAATTCCACTTCTATAACCTATAAAGGCCAGGACCGTCGTATGGGGTAGGGTGAATTGTTCGAAGTCGATTCCAAAGGGAAGGCGGGGGCGATCCTGGCGTTTAATAGCTCTTAAAGGCGTCGGCTTTCTTCCACCAATTTGCCCAGCCCTCGAATACCAATTGATTCGTAGCTACAACCCCACATCTCATGTAGTTATTCCTTGGGAATGAAATTCTGACATCCGTTACCATAAACCACCCACTTACGTTTAACTTCAGGATATATATCCGGAGTTTCTGACCGGGAAGTAAACCATACTGATCAATCTCGAATTCAATATTGATCGACTCCGTTCCGTATTGATCTAAAAGGTTCTGGGCCTCCTCGGCCGCGAGTGCTTCCGAGTCAAGTCCGCTATCTTCGAACGAATTCTCGTACACCCCGCAGCCTGGGGTATAGAGCTGCATCATGTACTTGATAGAGTCCTCGTTCCTGTTTGAAACGAGCACGTCATAGTATGGTTTGTATGTTACCTCGAGTGTATCCGTAACGAGAAGCTTCGGGTTATTTACCTCGTCGATTGTTTGATTTTGAGTAATCGTATCTTCGTCGTCGTCATAGAACCATTGATACCAACCCGGAATCGGCACTCCCGGACTGCTGTATCTTATCTCCTCGTCGTTATATCCTCTTCTTCCTACGGTTTGAGTTACAGTGTTTTTCTTGATAGATACAATGCTCGACACTTTACTGTCAAGGACGAACGTTCTTTTTATTCCATCCCCAACGAAAGATTTTACTACATTCCCACCGGTATCTCTTCCCGCCCTGACCCATTGAACATTCCTGTATCTATCAAGCGATCTGTTGCATTTCAGATTTTTGTAATTCTCTTGATCAGAATCACCGATATCGAATGGTGTCCTTTCGGTGTACGTGGAAAATACCTGAAGGGACTTGTATGGATCCATTCTCCAGAGCAATCCGGCTCGGTTGCATAATTCGTCTATGCATTGCTTGATTGTTATGTATTCAAAAGCGATCTCATCAATGAGAAAATATGCGATTCCCCCGATGGTGATAAATTCGAGTTCGTTGATCGTACTTCCCGCGCGGAAGAAATGATCCAGGATTATCTCTTTATTGTAGATTATATCTATCAGGATCTCTTCGATTGTCGCGTTCAAGTACGTAGCATTCACGAGTATCCTGTCGAACAGTTTGGAGTCGTCCAGGCAATCGATGTTCAGGATCAGAGGGAAATCGCCCTTCGCTGGTAATTGCTCCTCGATGTTGTTTATCGTTCCGCTGAATATCCTGGTCCCGTTCCAGAGGAGCACGACCGACTCCCCGAGGTAGTGATGATTCCCTACGTTCGCATACCCTGGGAATGGATTGACCATGCCGAGCTGCCCGCTATCTATTATCGTGAACGAAAGTTTCCTCGCGTTGTTTACCGAAATGCCCAAATTGATCGAATCAAGATTTACAATACTCGTAACTTCCGCATCTGAAATCAGAATGACTAAATAGGAATCCGAGTAAGCGAGAAGACTTAAATCAAGAGAACTGGCAAGAGGGGTTTCACCTATAGCAGAAGACCCGAGAATCATCTCTTCACCTCAAGCCGTAATCGCTCCAAAGGTCTTCCAGGTTCCTGGGGTACCGGCCACCGTGCACACCCATCCAATATATCCTCCAGCAGCAGGAGCAGAATTATATACTTTATCCATCACTTCCCATGTCCCTCCTGCAGGGGCTGCAATCCACTGCTCCGTATAAGCTCCTGGGTACCACTTCGGGAAGTATGTCCCATCCCCGCCGCCCGAGTAGACTACCTGGGGACCGTAGCAAAGGATTCCGTTGGAACTTGCCCCAATCTTGATCCCGGCAAATCGCTGCGTCGAGTCCTCATTGTAACACTGGTAATAGACCAGCCTGGTCCAGCAGTCGTCCCGAATCAGGTACGTGGTCCAATCCCCGGTGAGTTCATCGCCCAGGAGTTGAACCTCCTCCTCGTGGGATACTCCAGAGTCAACCGCTTTCACCCATACGGAGAAAGTGTGTGCATAGTAAGTATCAAAGGTCCCGTATGACTGGTAGAACCTTCGGTTCCCCGTGGGGGTGTCGAACTTGTAGACACATCCGAATCCCCTTGGTCCATCATCAGCGGAGAGGGCCTTGACCAAACCATCGAGGGTCACATCCGCGAATGACATAGGATGGGTGAAAAGGTTTGTGACCTTGCTGGTTCCGGTGATGTAACTATTCCCCTCGGTCCAGGTAAATTTGTTGCAGGAGATATGATCGAAGGGGCCGTAGTGGAGGACGTTCCCGGCGCCATGGTCCACGTTCGAGTAGTGCGATTGACAATTGGAATTGTCAAACCACACCTCATTTCCCATGGTGTTCTTGTCGAGCTTAATTAGGTTTCCGAAGAAGCTGGTTTGCACATCGCGGAAGTAGTTGTTGTCTCCTTCAACCTTGATGGCGAACTTCCCGGCCGCGACTGCGCAGGCGGTAGTCCAAAGACACCCCAGGAAACGGTTGTTGCTTCCCACACGGAGCCAGTCGTTGTTCGAGTAGATAGACTCCCAACGGCAGGAGATATACGTGTTGCCTCGATTGCCAAGTAGCTTGAAGCAATCGATCTTGTTCGCGGGTGACTGACTTGAACAAAGGGCAATGAACGTGTTGCTGTTCATGTTCGAGGTATCTAACGGGATGGAGGTCCCGTCGGCATTTCCCTCGAAAGCCCAGATATCCTTGAAGGTGCTCGAATTCCACGGGTGCCCGATCTCGGCTCCCTGGATCCCTTCATTGTAGAACTCCATGAAGATGCTGGAGACATCAAGGAAATAGGCGTCGTATCCCGTTAGTAGCTTATCAAATCCTGTGAAATAAAGATCATCTAGGCGCCCGGCCCAGACCATGTTGAGATAGATGCCATGGAAGGATCGAGTCGTTTCATTCCCTCGTAGCTTGAACCCTTCCATGTTGAAAGAGAAAGGCTTCGTGCTCCCGGATAGGTTCACCGTAATGGTGTAGGTCCCCACGGTTCCTTCGGTCCTATAAAGAACCGTGCTCTTTGAGGAGGCCCCCTTGAGAGTAATTCCGGAGACCGTGACCGTAAGGGCCCCCACCACGTAGATCCCGATCGGGAAGTAAACGATCCCCCCTCCGGCAGCCTCCGCGGCATCGATTGCAGCCTGGATCGCAGCGGTGTCAACGGTGACGCCGTCGCCGGTGGCTCCGAAGTCCTTTACGTTATAAAGATAATTGTAGTTCTCTATGTCGTTATTCGTTATTGAACAGATAACCCGGTACGTTTTCGCGGTCACGCTTGCGATCGCGGAGGTGCCCTCTCGGCCGCGGGTCAATGAAGTCAACGACGAGGCCGTCTTCCCTCCGCATTCAATGATCTCGGCCTCGCCTGCCCAGAATGCATCCGAGGGATTCGTGTAATCGGTGGCGTTCCATAAAGTAACCCTGAATGGCGCGGTCGGGAACCGGTTGCCGTGACCCGCAGTCAGATCGAGGGCGGTCTGTCCCGCGGTAAAGGTTCCGGATACGGTCCCGAGTGCGAAGTTAGAGTGATTAAACTTGTTTGCCATCAGAGTCCTCTGATCACATCGGGAATATACTTTACCGATGCCTTACCGATTTCCCTGCCGTCGAGAATGACATGGCTATGGACTACAACCGGCCGGCCCCCGCCGAGCATGCCCGGGAAGAACCGCCGGATGTTCTGCTCGTTCAGGACCAGCTCCGGCCTCCCGCGCTCGGCGATCCGCGTGATCCCCGGCGTCGTGAAAATACCGCCCTCGGCCGCGACCATGCCAGAAGCGCCAGCAGCCATGCCCGCAGCCCCAGCGGCCGGGACGCCCGCGAGCATGGTCGCGAGGGCCGTTCCGGCGACCCCAAACGCAGCAGCAGGCCCGACGATCGGGATGGCGGCGGTCGCAGCGAACGCACCCGCCCAGGTCTGGATCGCGTAGGCTTTCACCGCAGCGACGGTCTGCGTGACGATCATGCCCACCCCGAGGAGTGAGGAGATCACCCACTGGATCGCGATCTGTACCAGGGTCGAAATGATCATCGCCGCGATCCGCTTCATCAAGTCCTGCATCATCTTCCCGAGGCTTTGCCCATAGACGAGGACCTGGGCAATCGCGTCTCCGACCCCCTGCGTGAATGCCTGAACGACCGAGTGCATTGCCTGCCCGAGCTGCTGCCAGACCGGGGCCGAGGCGGCCACGAGGCCGACGAACTCCGACCATGGATCCTGGAGCTCCTCGATGCTCACGCGGAGCGCCCTCATTGCGGCGGTCGGAGCCTCGATCCCGAGCTTGAGGTTGTCCGAGGCCATCTGGTTGTACCGCCCCATCATGGCATCCCGCGAGGCCGCAATCGGGTTCACCCCGCCACCCTGGATCTCGTAGGTTCGGCCCGCGGTGGCGGCGGTCTGGTAGACCTCCAGCCGCTTCGTCGCATCGGTCTGCTTCTCGAGCGCGTCGGTCGTGGCCTCGATGTCGTCGCGCAAGTTCTTCATGAACTCGTCGGCGGGCTTGAGCCCGACCTTGAGCCACTCGACGTAGATGTTCTTGAGACTGTGGAGCTTCGCCGTGAGGTTATCCGTGGTCTCCCCGTAGGCCGTCGTACTGGCCGTGAAGTCCGCCAGGATGTCGGCGTGCTTCGCGAGCGCCTTCGAGGTCGCCTCCTCCGTGCGTTCGAGCTCTTTGAGCGAGGAAACCAATTTCCTCTGAGCCTCGATCTCATCCTCGAGTCTCATGACTACTTCGAGCGGCTGGGTAATTCCGAGACTGCGACTGCCCAATTTGGCACGCAAATTTGCCAGTCGCACCTCGCCTTCGACGATAAGCTGCTTGGTTGTATTTTTCGTTTGCTCCGCCAGTTTGGCGGAGGAGTTCGCTGCCCTCTCATTTGCTTCCGAGTAGGCGATCACCCCAGCGAGCGCAACACCGATGGCGATCGCGATCCCAATTGGCCCGGTCATCATCCCAACCAAGACGCCTATGGCCGTGGAGAACTTCCCTATGATCAGGAGCGCCGGACCGATCACCGCCAGGAAAGCAGCGATCGCGACGACGGCCGATTTCACGCCGGTCGGAAGCGAAATGAACGCCTCGGATACGGACCGGACCATCCCCGCGATCCCCTCGGTGATCCCCTCGAGGTTGATCGACTTCGCGATATCGTCCCCGATCCGCCCGAGGGAAGACTTCACCGAGGAGCCGAGTTTCTCGAACGCCGCCTTCGACTTCTCCGAGAACGCGAAGACCGCCGCCGCCGCGCCGGCAATCGGGACCGTGAGCCCCTGGGTCAGCTTCATGCCGACCCGCTCCAGGTCCTTCCCGAACTTCTGGAGCTTGCTCGACGCTCTTTTTAACGCCTTCGCGAGTGCCTCGTCGTCCGCGCCGATCTTGACGAAGATATTGGCCATCCGTCACTTCTTCTTGTTGAACTCGGCCGCCTGTTTCTTGAGGATCTCCTCCACCCCAGCGACGAACCGGGGGGCCACCACCACTCCGGCCGGCTCCGTGAAAGGCTGCGGCTTCAATCCCTGCCTCCGCCAAATGGCGCGCGCGACCAGGAAGGGTTTGATACCGTGTCGCCGGGCCCACGAAGCAACCCTGCTCACATTCGGGAACCCCATTGGAACCTTGTGCTTGAGCGGGGTCGTGTCCGAGGTGTCCTTCATCGAGACGAAGGTATGGGCCATCCCGGCCGTTCCGGTCCCGTATTCCTGATAGACGCCATGCGCTTTCTCAGGTCGGATGAATGCCGTGGTGCGGTTCCGAGAGAACTTGACACTAATCGATTCGCGCAGAGCGCCCGTGGAAACTGGCGCGCGCATGCCCGACTGGACGCCGATCGAATCTGCGGAGAGTTTGACAAGCTTCACCAGTTTCTTCCTTGCCTTCTTGCCAAACTCGGCCAGATCGGCAATCTCCCTATCGATCCCCTCGACCGTAACGTAAATCTTCACCGGACCTCCAGCTCGCGGTCGACCTTCGCGAAGAACGCCGTGGCCTCGGCCTCGTCGGCCTCGCCCTCGGGGAGGTCCTCCCCGGTAACCATCTTGTAGATCGACTTCGCGGTCACGTCCTTACCTCCTCCGACCGCCGATCCGATCGCGAGCGCGAGTACCGCGGCCTCGTGTCTCCGGAGCCGCTCCCGGTCCCCCCACGCCAGGACCAGCCGGAAGAACTCCGGAGCCGTCAGCCCCCAGAACTCTTCCGGCCGGAGCCCGATCGCGTAGGCGAGCTTCAGGCATTCGGGGACCTCAAGGTCTCGATCTGGGCCGGGGGGGCTTCGGTCCCGCCAGCCTCCGGTTTCTTCTCGGCCTCCTTCGGGTCGAATCCCTCCCGCAGGTTCCAGACATCGATCAGCTTCTTGACAACGACCAACTGCCGTTCGGAATCCTTCTCCCCGACCGCGTAGGTCGGCAAGTTCTCGGCCTGCTCGAGGGTGAGCATCCGGTCCTCGTGGACAAGGCAGGCCCAAAGAAGCGCCGCGAGGTAGTCATTCCGCGGAGAATTCCCTTCCTGGAGGTCCGCGACCATGAGCCGAACAAACTTGTCAACGGATATCCCGGTCTGCTGACTAAACAGGGCACGGGCCCTCATGGTCATTTTTAGAATTCGCCGCTTGTCGAGCGTGATCTCGACTTCGCCCTCGAGCCGATTCGCCGCCATCGTGATTCTCCTCTCTGTCGTTAAAGGGCCGACCCGGCTCGTCAGAGAGGGATCGAGCCAGGCCGACCCAGGATCCTATCGTTAAGAAGACGACGCCGACGGGCTCGCGGACGCGCTCGCGGATGGGCTCGCCGACTTGCTCGCCGAGGGGCTCGCCAACGGGGTCGATACCGTCGGCTTTCCTTGGCAGGAGAGCTCGAGCGAGAAGCCGACCGCGTCCTTGAGCGGGTACGATTCGCCGAACGAGACGTACGCCGTCCCCTCGTACGACGTCCCGGCAATGTACCCGCGGCTGAGTCTCCAGTAGACGACCGTTCCGGTAATCTGAGCAGCCCAGAGCAGGGCGTAGGTCGGGTCGGCCGGATCCGCCTTGCCCTCGCAGGTGATCGTCCAGCCCTGCGCGACGGGGAGCTCCTTGGTCCAGCCGTTGTCGCCCTTGACCGTGGTGTCGATCTTGTCCGTCTTGACGTCGAGCTTCCCGTCGGTCTGCTGCGCGATAGAGACCCAGGTAGCCCCAGCTCCGCCTACTCCAGCGGTATCGATCTGGATCAGTACGTCTTTCCCGAGCCTGATGGTCGCCATCGTCTTTGTCCTCCGTTTTCAAGCGGCCGGTCACATTGCCGTTAGGCTGAGCGTGATAACGCTCGTGAACTGCCGCAGCTTGTCGAAGTGCCCAGGCAGCACGACCGGATTGTGCTCCGTCTTGGACCATACCGCGCCGCCGAAAGTCCTGATGCCCTCGAGATAGAGGACGATCTCCTGCGCCAGATCCATCAGGTCGTCGACCTCTCCGTCGTCCTCGATCTTCGCGAGCTTTTTCTGGACGAAAACGGCCACCTGTACATCGGCCCTGTCCGTCCCATCCTTCGTGATCTCCGTCCGTTCCAGGCTCTGCGCGACGACGGTTACGTGTAGCTCGGCCATCTCCGGCAGTTCAAAGATCTGGAGGTACTTGCGCTCGGCCGTGAGGTCCTGGCTGAACTCGTGATCGTTCAGAGAAGATACGATCGCGTCCGCGATATCGATGATCAGCGACATGGTTTACTCGTCGATCAGCCTCGTATGGATCCGGACCATGAGGCCGGAGGAGTCCGCGACCCGGTAATGCTCTCCGCTAATAACCGCCATGACCTCGTACGTGTCCGTCCCGTCAACGATCCGATCCCCCGGGATCGGCTTGACGACCGCACCGTCGAGGATCAGGTCGGCGGCCGTCATGATGAAGTCGATCCGCCGGGTCCGGATGATCGAGCCCGACTCGTCGAACCCTTCCTCCTCGAACGTACCCAGCGTGGCCCCGACCGAAACGGAGTCGAGGCCACGCTGGTACGTCACCAGACGGGACAGGTAGGCTTTCCGCTGTACGTCAAGCCACGCCACCCCGGTCTGGATTAGATCGGTCATCGGTGACTAGCTGGTGACCCAGGTCCCGCGAATGCCGACGCAACGCCACGCCGTCGCGGCAACGGTGCAGACCAGGTGGATCCAGTCCCCCATGATCTGCGTAACCTTGGTGTTGTTCGCGGTCTTCGTCGCGGCGATCGTGAGGTTCATCCCGCGGATGATCTCGTTCCCGTTGAGGTCGACCGTCAGGAGCGAGCCGCCGTCGGCGACCCGGTTGACGATGATGTGCTCCATCCCGACGACTCCGATCGGGAGCGTGACGGTCTTCGCGTCAGCGGTGATCTCGATCACCCCGCCGGAATGGGTCGCCTCGACCATGGTGATGTCGACGGCGGACTTTAAATACGTCCGACCGAACCAAACGGGCTGATTTATGTTCTGCTCGTTGAGGATGAAGTTGACCGTGGCGTCGGTGGCGGCCGGAGCGGCCGAGACCGTCCCGACCCACCAGTCGCCGTCGGCTCCGATGTTCGTGAGCGCGCCGTTCGCGGCGCCCCCGTACGGCGTCCCGTTGGCGTCCCACCAGAGGTTGTCGCCGACGTTACAGACGCCGCCGACGTAGGGGCCGCTCCATTTCCCATCGGTTTGGACGGACCCCAGCACGCTGGCGGCGACCGGCTCCGTGGTGATCGCCACCCGCTTCCCCGAGAGTTGGATAAGCTGCCCCCCGGTCAGCGCCGACGCCGGGGTATGGTCCAGGGCAATGCCCTCGCTCAAGAACGTGAAAAGATTCGACATGTCTCAGGTCTCCTTTCGCTCCCGGCTGCTGCTTACGCGCCGGCGATCTTGACGCCCGCGCGCCACTCGGCCGCGGCGACTCCGAAGTCCCAGTAGATCCGCCACGCGACGCCCAGCGAATCGGCCTCGCTCTCGAGGCCGAAATATTCGACCGTCGGCGTCTGCTGCCCGTTGAGGTACGCGATTTCGTAGCAGGGAAGGATGTTGGGGTCGGCGAAGAGGTACCACGCGGTCGAGCCGTCGGATCCGCCAATCGAGGTGTTCTCGAGCCACGGGCTCGTGATCGCCTTTCCGCCGAACCGGCCGGAGTAGATGTTCGTGGCCCCGGAAAAGACCGGAGTGCTGGCGGCGGTCTCGATACGGCTGACGACCAGCGCGGGGACCGCGGCCCCGAGGAGCGCGTTCATTGCCGCCTCGTAGCTCGGCGAGACAATGACGATCGAAGGATCGACGTTGATCGGCTCGTTGTCGACCCCGGTCAGCTTCCGGAACGCCTTGACCGCGGCGGTCATCCCGGTGAGCGTCCCCGGGACCGTGGTCGCGCCGCTGATGTAGTTCGTGCGCGCCGCCGTAAAGTGCGAGCTCCCCGCGCCGCTCGCGATGATCAGGGTGAAGAGCGCCTTCTCGCGGGCGTTGTAGCCCTTCCGGACGAGCGTCTGGGCGTTCTTCGCGAACTGGCCCATGTCGTCGTTGATGATGTCGGTCCTGGAGAGGCGGAGGACGGCGCCCCGGGTCCCGACCTGCCGCGTGTAGGTGTCCTCGGAGAGCCGCATGTGCTTGAGCTCCCCGCCCGGCCCGACGCTCTCGAGCGTGCCGTTGGCGCCCATCGAGAAGACGGTGTGGCTCTGGAAGTTCGCATGGCTCGCGGCCCCGGAGATGAGCGGAGCAACCCAGCTCGGATCCGCGCCGACCTTCCCCGCCGCCTTGTTCGCGACGTTCCCGAGGATGTACGGGAGGTTCACCGTGGAGTACCCCGCCGCGCGGATGTCGCCCGCGGCGTAGCTCCAGACCTCGCGCCAGTTCCCGATCGTGACCCGTTGCCGGCCGTGGTAGCCGTTCGAGGCGGCGGCCTTGAGCATGATCTCCTGGAGCCCGATGTCGTGCCCGAACTGCTTCCTCGCGGACTCGACGGCGCGCTCCCCGTGCGCCTTGACGGCGACCTCGTCTCCGAGACCCGCGATCGTGGCGGCGGCGGAGAGCACGTCCCCGGCCCCGCGGTCGTCCCTGCCTCGGGAATGGACCAGGGGCCGCTTTTCCTTCAGGAGCTCGATCTCGAAGTCCTTCGCCGAGGTCTTCGCTTCGATGTGCCGCTGGCCCAGGTCCCGGAACCGCTCGCACGCCTCCGGGTCGTCCTGGTGCTCGGACTGGGCGGAGACCGTCATGTCGTCGATTGCGCGCCGGCGGTAAGCCTCGGCGACCATCTCGTCCGCACGCCCGCCCGGGCTGGCCTCTTCCTTCTTCTTCTCCTCGGGCTTGGTCTCGACCTTGCCGGCCTCGACCTCCTTGCCCTCTTCCGTCTTTCCGTCATCCGGCATGGCTAACTCCTTTGCCGCCTTCGCGGCGATCGTCGCCGACGTGTTCCCGTCGGCTCCCAGGTCCACGAAACTGATTTCACCGAGAGTCGACTTCCGGACCACGTTGACCGGCCCGGGGATCTTCCTTCCATTGACCTCGACCGATTCGCCTTCCTTGACGAAATCGGCCTGCGATTCGACCGAGGCGCCGATTGACGCCTGCCACGGGAATCCGTTCTTGGCCGAGGCCACGACTTCCTTCGCCTCCGCGGTGTCCCGCGAGATGACGCCGCGTGCGATCAGGGATCCGCCCTGGATCGAGATCGATTCCGTGTGCCCGATCCCGATCATGGAATCGTGGCAGAAGCGGATCGGCCTCTGCTGGCTCGGAATCGAGAGGCCGTCGAGGTCCACGATGACCGGGTACCGCCACCCCATGAGCTTCATCGGGGCGCCGGTATAGGCGAGCATCTCGAAGGTCGGGAGCTTCGGCTTCCCGTCCTCGCCCTTGAGCGCCGCCTCGAGGATCTCGAACTTCGCGACAGCGAGGATCAGCGTCTTCTCATTCGGCATCGTCGTTCTCCTCTATGGTGTCGGCCTCGGCCGGATCTTCCTCGGGCTCCTCCTCGGGCTGGTCTTCGGTAGCCGCGGGGGCCGCCCCGGGGGCCGGGAGGCCGAGCTTTCGCATGACCTCGAGCTCCCTCGCCCTCTGCTCGAGCTGCTCCTCCCAGTCGAGCCCCTGCCGAGCATACTCGGCGGCGAGCGTCGTCGTGTTGCTCGCGAGCCGCTGCGCCTGCGCCGTCGCTTCCTTCTGGGGGTCGACGTGCTCGTGCCCGTCCCAGAACCACTGGTGGCCCGGGACGCCGATCAGCTCGAGCCCGTAGACCGGGGTCGCCTCCTCGATCCACGCGGCGAGTATCCGGTCGAGGACGACCGCCTCGCAGTGCCGCTGATCCACGGCGATCGACTTGTAGTACGTCTGGTGGTCGAGCCGGCCCGAGGCGTAGTTGTAGGACGAGGAGTTCCCCGCGGCGACGTTGTAGGGCATGTTCAGGCAGCGGGCGATCTCGTTCAGGATCTCCTTCTTGAACATCTCGTAGGTCGTCGCCGGCTGCTCTGCCTTGAGCTGCGTCGGCTCCCAGCCCTCGGGGGCGAAGACCGCCATCCGTTGCTGGAACTCCATCTCCGCCATCGGCGAAACCTCGGCCGCCTCGCCCCCGGCGGGGGTATTGGTCTTCATCACGACGGCGATGTCCGCCGCGCTCTCGGCCGCCGCGATCACGGCGAGCGTGTACCTCCGGAGCTGGGCGAAGAGCGGAAGCGCCGGGAGGATATCCGGGAGCCCCCGGGACTGGCCCGGACGGTCGGACCGGAACCAATGGATCATGTACCGGGCCTGGATCCGCTGGTAATCGGCCGGGAACGCGACCATCGCCCCGGGGTGGACCCGGAGTACGTGGTACTGGGACGGGTTCCCGTAGGAGTCGAAGAGAATCCCGTCGACCGCGTTAGGTTCAAGGCTCGAGAAGTCCGGCGTGGTCACCTGGTCCGCCTCGATCGGACGGACCGCGAGCTTGATCGGATGCTGGTAGATGGGGTTCGTCGCAAGGAGCGCGAACGCCTCCCCGTCCTGGGCCCTTGCCATCCGCATTGTCCGGAGGATCTCGGAGAGGCCGACCTCGTCGACCCACGCACCGAACTCCTTCTCGATCAGGCGATCGGTGGCCGCGGCCCCCGTCGCCATCTGGAGCCTCGGCCCGGTCCCGATCGTGTCGTTCGCGAGCGTCAGGACGATCCCGCGGGCGTAGCTATTGTTCGCGACCTCGTAGCGCGCCCGAGACCGGATTCTACTCCGGATCTCGGGACTCGCCGCGGCGTCGGCGGAGAGGAGGTCGGCGTTGATCCAGTGCTTGCGGTTGTCGGCCGTGGTCTGCGCCGAGTCGAACCGAGCGAGGATCGCCTTCCTCGGGGCGCTGGCCTTCCTAAACGGCCACACGATCAGACGCTCCCGGGCGGGACGATCTTGATCCGGGTAAACGCCTTCGCGAAGTCCTTGGTCGAGGCGACCCCTTGAAGGAACTTCGCGGCGGCGATCTGGTCGGGGATCGAAGGCTTGTCGACGTCGATCGAATCGACCCGGACGTGCTTGGGGCTCGTGAGCGCCGCACCGAGCGCGCTCTCGATGTCGTCGAGGCTGGTGCTCATACCCCGGGCTTTACCGCGTAAATATTTGGAAAACCAGGGAATAGCGCCGGAGTACTACTAATAGGACAAAATCGGGATCAGGGGTGGCTGTTGGGCCTCGACGGGTCCCTTTGGAACTGTATGATCTGATCCCCGCGCGGGACCTGGATCCGCTTCTGCTGCGCGTTGATGTTGGCGATAAATTCCATCGTCGCCTTCCCGGCGGCCTCCTGGATCCGCGCGTCGAGGTCCTTGCAAGCGTCCGGTAGGTTCTCCGCCAGGATTTGAAACGTGAACGGTACCGGAGCCTGCGCGACCCCCTGCGGCGTCTGGACGTTGACAACCGTCTGGCCGGCCACCTCGTACCGTACCGCGCCGGTCTCGATGTCGGTCCAGACCGTCAGGACGCTCTTCCCGTCGACCCGGACGACTTGCTGCTCCTCGATCTTCACTTCGTCTCCTCCCGGACCTTTTCGTACGTCACGATCCGATGGCCGCACCACCGGCACATCCGATACCGCGTGATCTGGCCGAATGACCTCCGCGTGGTATCGACGAGGAGGTGCCGACAGCCGCAGCGGGGACATTCGATCCCCTTCTCGTTCTCGTCGTAATTCGGCCAGATCTGCCTTTTGCTTTGCTCATCCACGTCGCCGCAGATCATCCTGTGTATACCGTTTCCTCTGACTTCGTTTCTGGACCCCTTGGCCCTCGAACTTGATCCCGGAAATAGACGCCGCGACGGCGCACCCCACGAGGCAGTCGAAATAGTGGTTGTCCGGCCTCGTCGGCTGGGACAACCATTCGCGCACGGTCCCGCCGGGGCCCGTCACCTCGACCCACCGCTCGCTTCGCGCGACGTGGTCGGCGAACATCTCGTGCCGGCGACCGTCGGATCCGAAGAGGCTCAGGGAGCCGCGGTCGGTAAGAGGGAGCGCGAACCCGTCGTGGACCGTCCGCTTCCAGTAGTTCACGTCCATGAGGACGTACGGGAACTGCTCCGTCTTCGCGACGTTCGGAATATACCAGTAGTGGCCGACGACCTCGCCCGGCTTCCGCGTGTACTCGATGATCGGCTTGCGGCTCGCCCGGATCCCGACGCCTTTCGAGAGCATCATCGCGGAGCCGCCAGCCTTCATCTTCACGGCCTGGGCGACCGCCGGCTTGTACCCCATGTCGACGAGGAGCCGCTCGATCCGCATCCGGCCGCTGCCGCACATCCAGTCCCGGCCGAGGAAGTCCTTGACCAGCTCCGCGAGCCCGGCTCCGAGCGCCCCGTCGACCCCGGCCCCCGGGTAGACGTCCCCGAGCTTGTAGGGAGCCTCGGTCAAGACGAAATACGGACGCCTCTGGTCCGGAAACGTGCCGTAATCGATCACGTACCCGGTGAAGTTCTCCTCCCACGCGCAGACGGCGTAGTAGAGGACGTCCTTGTGGAGGTCGATGAACATCGTAATCTTCGTCGCGCTCGGCGGGACCACGCCTCGGCCGAAGCCGTTCGCCTTCGCGACGACCTGCTCCGCCGTGAGGATCTGGTCCGCGTAGTCAGTAACGATCGGTTCGTTCTGGTACTCGGCCGCAAACGCCACGGAGCTCTGAAGCCGCAGGTCCATCGCGTTCTGGATCGCGCTCGCCTCGTCGTGGTTGAACCGCTCGGGCCAGGCGACCACAGCGCCGGCGTCCATCTCCGCACGGTGCTCGACGTAAAACGCCGTCGCACGCTCGAGCCCGATCCCCTTCCGGAGGCCGTCGGCACGGATCACGGCGTAACGGTCCCAGAGCGCCTCGTCCTTCGGGAAGCTATAGACCATCTTCGTCCGCTCGCCCTGCCACTGCGGATGCTTCTCCCGGTCGAGGATCCGGTCGGCCATGTCCCCCGGCCAGATCACCGTACACGGCATGATCCCCGAAATCTTCTTCCCGGGTCCCGCGAGGCCGAGGATCGCTCCGGAGAGGATGCTTTCCCGGTACGAGCACTGGGACGGGGACCGCGCGCTCTGGTCCGTCTGCGGGTCGTCGAGCACCACCAGAGACGGACGGGAGCTTCGCCCGTCGGGCCGCTTGAACTTCATCCCGCGGATACAGCCGGTGAGGCCGGCGACCTTCACGATCGCCCCGGAGGCCGACGAGCCGGGTATCGTCGGGAGGACGATCTCCTTCGCGGACCATCCGATCTGGGTCCGCTCGCCATTGCAGAGCTGCCCGTTGGCGCGGTGCGCGATCCCCTCGAGGCAGGTGATCGGGTAGCAGACCTCGGGGAAGTCCTCGAGGAGGAGGTCGTTGCCCTCGAGCTCCGCCTTGATCGAGTCGAGCATCTGAAGCGCAAGCGCCTCGTCGGGGCCGATCAGGGCGACGAAGTCGCGATGGCCGAATATCGTCGCCCAGAGGCACGCGCACTCCGCGAGCGAGGTCTTGCCGGAGCCGCGGGGCATCGCCATCGCGAAGAGGCCGCCGCGAAGGACCGCGTCCTCGATCTTGGCGATAACCTTGAGATGGTCCGGAGACCAGGCGAGGACGAACGTCTTGGGGAAGTACCGCTCGCAGAACGCCCGGAAGCTGCGCTGCGTGGCTTCCTTCCGCTCCGGATCGGCGACTGGAGGGATCTTGCCGATGTCCCTACCCGATTGGGATAGTTCGCGGCTGTGTTTCTGCGCGTATTTTTTACGTTGTTCGTAGGTTATAGCCATCCGGCTAACACATACCTATGACCTGAG